ATCTCCATTTGTTTATCCATGGCACGCATCTCCTCTTCAGTTTGACGAAGAATATTCTTTCGAATATATTCAGTTGAGAAGTACTTGCCAACATAAGCATCTACAAACTGAACCATCTTCAGGCGTTCGGCAAGAATTTCAGATTCCTTCAAATCCCAGAAATAGTTGTCGGTATTGAATACATAATTGATGTCACCTTTTAGTTCACGCCAGTCATCATCTGTCATGACACCTTTTAGAAGCAATTGAACTCTCAACATATCTGAGAACAATTTGCTGAAATGATGGCGAATGCGATCAATAAATTTGTAAAATTTAACTTCTTCTCTTGTGATTTCAACAGATCTTCCCATATTGAATCCTGTTGATTCAGATGTGAGACGACTGATTGGAACGTTCAAAGACATGTATAATTTTTTCTTGAAATAATCAACGTCTTCGATTTGAGACATGGCTTGACCACCCGGAAGAGTTGAAATTTCAGTTCCTCTTGAACCTTCACGACGTGGAAGCCAATAATCCTCAAGAACAGAGAGATGGTTTCTCTCGTCACGAACTTCTCCAGTTGCTTGATTGTAGATTACGCGATTGCGGAAGCGGCTCATCATATCGCGCATGTATTGTTCCGCTTTTTGTTTTGGAAGTTGTCCTACGTCAACATAGAACACTCTACGCTCAGGTGCACGTGCTATGCGGTAAACTAGAAGAGCATCTTCTAGTTGTCTCAGCATGTTTAGAGGTCTAATAGCTTTGTGTAGATAACCGAGAACTCTCTTAGTATTGAGATCTATGATGCCAGAAGGAACATAAACGACACTGTCCAAAGAAAGTTGAAGTCCACCAGGACCCGTCAACATGTAAGATTCTTTGTCCGTATTTGTGTAAAGATAATATTCTTCAATGTCTTTTATCAAAGAAATGGATTGTCCTTCGACTCTTTCCATTTCTTTTTTTACTTTTCTGATCTTTTTAATCTTTAATGGATCAACTGGTAATAATTCTTTGATTCCATCAGTCGGCCTTTCCTTATCAATTACAATGTTGTAATAAACTTTGGAATCGATATACCAACGTCTGAAGATTTCATAGGATTTATTGTTGAAATCCAATAGGTGAAGAATTCTTTCAAATTCTCTGTAGATCTTATTCTTGATTACATCTGATACTGGTAGATTGGATAAATCAAGTTTTACTGGTTTGCGATCTGTTCCAAGAACAATAGACGCATTAATTATTTCATCAATGGCGTTGTCAACTTCAGGATAGATCGACATGTTTCTGTATTGCACAACCGATGCGCTTTCGTCACGCATTGTGGCAGCATAATCAAGTGCAGTTCCAAAGAAACCACCAGCCTCTACCGTTACTGTACCATCATAAATCTCAGGAGCGGTAAAAGACTGTAAGGTCTTTTGTTCTCTCTCCTGTTTTGGAGTTTTTTTCTTTCCAAATTCAAATCCAAATACTTCTAAATCCATTATTTTCACCTACTTGTTATTGGTTGGTTGTAGCTCTTGATTTCCATTTGGTCAAACACGATCATAACTTGGAATGTACTCAAGTTATTTGGTACTCTCATATTTAGGCTGACTTGTCCCACCTGTGTTGGCCAACAGCCATGCAACACAAAAGTTTTCAATATTTGGTCACCATTCATGTCCAAATGATTTACTGTCCAGTTTGATGCTTTGTATGTTGTGCTTTGATTTATCAAAGCAGACACATTGGTATTATTGTTGTTTATTTTATTTTGCCAAGTTTGAAAATAATTCCAAAGATTATTATTTCCAATGTCATCAAGAACCGTAAAAACCCAAGTTGAATATTGTTTTTCACCGGGATAATGAAACTTTCTTCCAAAAAAATCATACGTCATTGTTGTTGACATGACTTGAGGCAAAATGGTAGAACGAACATGGAATGGTGTAAATCGTCCACTTGTGAATGGAATGTCACCCTGAACCAGAAATCTGTTTGATCTTGTTCCACCAAAAAAGTTTGTTTTAAATTCATTTAACATATGTGTTATACTCCATCAATTTTGATATTATCATATGTCAAAGTAACAGAAAAAGACACAAACTCTTGTTGTCCCATGTCCAACATGATTTCACTGACTACGCTGGGCCAGCATTTATAAAGGTAGATTGTTCTTAATATTTGGTTATTATTTACGTCCAAATGTTGGACTTTCCAAGTTGTTTGAAGATTTCTATAAGAGTAATCTGCATTTTTAACTTCGTGTGTCCAGTGTCCGTCCAAGAATTCTTTCCATCTTTGAAAAGCTGCCCAAAGATTTTGAGAATTTCCGTCATCATAAACTCCTATAACCCAAGGACTATATTGTCTGTCTCCAGCAAAATTTACCAATCTGCCTCTATAAGGGATGGCAATTGTGTTTACTGTAACAGATGGAAGAGATGCCGAAATAATTTTAAACGTAGAGTCGGTCTGAGGTGGAGATACACCAGATGGCCATTGTGGAGTTACAATGAATCTATTGAGTCTTGTACCTCCATTAAAGTTATTTTTAAAATCTGAAATCGTATTTGTCATTATGCTGTGTAAGTAAAGTCAACTACGAAGGATTCGGTTCCAAGAATTGGTTTTGCGACTACGGTGATATTCAAGGTATCAGAATTATCTTCATTGTTGGAAGAATCGCAGATAATCTGAGTCTTTGTTGTATCAAGATAAGGAGCAAATGGATCCATTGCTGTCTGCACTTCACTTACAACCTGATCTCTGGTGGTTTGGTTGTTTATTGAGAAGATATGCTTGAAAGCAATGGTGTTTATTGCTTGAGTTATGGCGGAACGCAATCTGGCAGGACCAATTCTGTCATTTACAGTAATTGCTGTGGTAGAATAAGTTGCACCAACAAGATCCGATCCCAAGAATTTGGGACTGTTGTTAATAAAAAAGTTTACCTTATTTGAACGGAGATATGATTTAAGTGTGCTGAACCAATCAATTGGATTGATTATGTCTCCATTTAGAACAGTTGAGCGATCAAGTCCAGCAACAGTTAGATACAATTCATTTCTGTTCTTTGTTCTTCCAAAGAAACCTGCGACATCGGATACAGCGGGGAGAGTGTATGTGATGAACGAACTAGGCTTTAACAAACTGACATCTAAGTTTGCTCTTGTTTTTAAACCAAGAACATTGAAAAATTTAATTCCTTGAGTGATTCCAGATACTTGAGCTCCCAATACTGTACCAAAATTTCCCATTGTGTAACCAGCACCAGAAACACCAGTTGCATCTGGGGCACTTGTAAAGATACCTGTTGTGTATTGTTGATTAGAGAGCCATGTAACAAGGGTGTTATCAATTACAGGATCAATTAGAACGTCAATTGTAGATGTATTGTTATCTTGCAAGTATTTGTCAAGACCTGCTGCTTGACCCGCTAAAACTAAAGAACCACCGTATGCCAAATAGTTTATTGCGTGTAAAAACTGAGTTCCAATGGTTGTTGCTTCTACTGTTGTAGCGCTGTTTGTATAAAATAATGAAAAAGTTGAACCAGCAACAGAGGGTGCCAATAGTGCATATGTAACACCGTCAAGACGATTTAGATCTTGTACTAAATCGGCTGGATTTGTATAAAGAAGATAAGTATCAGTTGTTGCTCCTTTTGCTGGACTAAAATTTGTTCTTGCATAGACAAGCCAACCAAAAAGCCCACCGGGATCTATGCTAGTTGCGTTTTGAATGCCATTGAAGGTTGGAGCGCGATATCCAGTTCCAGTGCGCATGGCGGCAACAAATGGAACTGCGATAACTTCTCTGTTATATTGATTTGAGCTAATAAATGAACTGAGTGATGGCATCTTTATCCCTTTTATCTGAAATATTTAGAATTTTATGTGGGATACCAAACGACACCTCCTTGTGAAAATGGCTCTTTATCATCCAATTCGTCTTTATTATCCATCATAAAAAGAACATTATCGTCTTCTGGTTTTTGTGCTTCCTCATAATTAAATTTTGCACTTTCAATTAAATCCGCATAATATTCTTGCCTGGATAGCCATGCGAAGAATACTAAGGTCATTACCATGTCGTCATTATGACCTTCTTCTGCCTTATAAGTGTTTGCTTTTGAAACAAATGTAAACAATTCAGAAATTACACGCTCATCATTTAATAAAATTTTATCTTCTTCAATCAATCTTTTTAAGATGGCACACCCCAATTTTTTTGTTTGTGTTGTGGTTCTTAATCCCATTTCACTTCTTCCGGATGATGCAAATCCTTGAGACAAAATTTGTCCTTTTCGCCCCATCATCCGAGTCATCAGTACATTTTCATATCCCAAGTCATTGTATAAAATTGATGAAACTTGTCCACCTATGTCATTTGTTTCTATTAGTGCAAAGGCATTATTGTACTGTTCTGCAATTTTTTTAATAATTGTTGGAAAATTAAAAGGACTTATGGTATTGTTTTTAAATGAAGCAACAACTTTGTAAGGTGCTGATGTTCCATCTATTACAGTAAATGCAGAGAAATCCGATCCTTGACCACGTGATACGTCTGCCTGAAGAAAGTATATTCTTTCCTTTTGAGGTTTTTCAAATATTCGTAAACCTTCTTTGTCTTCCTCTAAAAATTCTTCCGCTGCTAATACACTAAGTTTACTTGTTGATATTAAAGTATTTGAAGAACCCAAGAAACTGCAACCATATTCTTGTTCAAATTGTTCTGGGCTTGTATTGGCAATTTGTTCTGATGCCCATTCCTCGTCTCTTAAACGAGGGCTTCCGGGACTTATTGGAGTCTCCCTCCAACTCACCTCCACGGGAACGAACATGTTTTTTAATTTGTGTCCTTGGTTTCTATTCGCATCAACCCAAAGTTTATGGAAGTGGTTCATTCCATTTGGCGTAGAAACAATGATAAGTTTGGTAGTGGTACCAGCAGAAATTGTTGGATAAGTCGCGGTATAGAATTCTTCCGCCACATGGCTTGGCAAGAAGGCGTACTCGTCCAACAGCAATAGGTTATATGAGCCGCCACGGATCGCTGTAGACGATGTAGCGT